ACAATACCAACGAAACCTTGTCGTATAAACTTTCTAACAGAGTTATGCGTCTACTTGTACCATCATTTGCCAAAGCTGCTATCTCTGCATATAAAACACCCTCTGTGCTATTTATACTTGCTAAACTACCGCCATTTGTGCATAAGTCTTGGTTACGTGTAACTTGACTTCCAGAGGTGGGGATGTACGAAGAAATATTGCCTTGTTCAAGCATTGCGCCCCAAATGTAAATACCGCTTGTTCCATCTCCCGTATAATTAATAGATGTTCCATTTAAAATTCCAATATTATAGTTTATACTTCCGCCCCCACTTCCATCTGCTCTTGTTTGACTGCATCTATACCAACCATTGCCGTAATCTTCAATTTTTGATGTGCTGCCCAAGTCTGTAGAAATGATAGTACCATTTGATATATTGAATTGGGAAACCTTTATGTCTACCGCACTATCGTAACTGCGAATGTATAAATTTCTTGTATCTTTAGCTTTTGCAAATACAGATATAGTTACTGTTGATGACGATGTAATTGTAGCTGAATTTTGTACCCAATGAAAGTTTGTAGAAGTATCTTCTATTAGTAAACTTCCGTTTAAATTTCCATTTGGAGAAGTTACATTATTATCTAATACAGATAATAAACCTCTTTTAATCCAATAACTATCACTAAATGTTTCAGATTGTGTTATTAGGTTGGTACTCTGACTTTCCCACAACCAACTTCCGCACCCACTATCTGGCACTACTTCTTGCCCGAGATATTCTTTTACAGATACGTTGTCTACATAAAATTCTAAAGTTGATGAAGATGTTAGTATGCTTATATAAGATGCAGATGTTGCGTTTGCAATAGCAGAATAAGTAATATTTGTCCACTCATTTTGAGTTACTGCGTGTGATGTAAAAACACTCTTATCTGTATTGCTTATCCCCGATAAAATCTCTGCACCATCTAAAGCATAAACCCATAAAGAAACATTATAAGTTTTACCATTTGTTAAAGTAAAATTATTAGGAGAAAATATCCCTTGTCTAAAAGCATCTCCATTTACATACCAACTAAAAGGTGCTGTATAGTATCTTGTTGAAGATTGTTCAGACACTAAAGGTGTGCCAAAATTAGTCCAATTACCATTAACATCAAACGAGCCATTAGTAACCAACTCACTCCCTAAAGCATCTTGATAACTAAAGCCCTCGTAGTTTATTCTCGGTAGGGAGGTATCGGTAGTAATTTCGATAACACTAAAATTTGATAGTGATACTACTCGATTTGCCCCAGAATTTAACCTAACAAATAATATATCATTTGCAGATGTATCTTTTGGTATTGTAACTTTATGCACTCCTATTGCACTTAAATTAACTCCGTTGTCGTCAGTATATATGTTTACTCCACTTCCAGCTATGTTTTGAGATATTCTTAAAATTTGACTAACCTCATCACTACTTGATAATGTTGTAAATGTTATTAATTTTGCAGTTGAATTTGTAGAGCCTAAATTTGATTGTGTTATTTGTGCGTTAGCACTATCTGCGTTAAGTAAAACTAAATCATTTCCTATTGTAGCATTTACCAACGCCCAATTTTGCCCCACCTCTTTAACCGAGATGTTTGTAATATCAAAATTAAAGTTACCGCCATTAAATTCTCTTGAAACTTCAAAATCATCTCCGTTTGCATTAGGTGTTAAGTATGCAGTATAAACACCATCAGTAGAAACATTTAGATTTTGAGTAATAGGGCTTGCTCCCGAAAAAGCAACTTGTACTGCACCGCTTACATAGTTTTTAACTTCTAATTGTATTTTATATGTTTTAGAGGTTAAACTGCTTATATCTTGTCTTATATAACTATAAGTATTTGTATTACTTTCAAAGTGTGCTAAATTATCTCCTATTGTAACTTCTCCACCTAAAGTCCAATCTGTAGAGCCATTAGTAAAACTACCATTGCTAACCTCCTCTGCACCCTCCTCACTAAAGTCTCCATTCTGCACTAAATTACTCGATAGTATCTGTACGTTTTCAACAAGACCTTGAGCATTTACTCTTGTAGCTGCCGAGTTTCTGCTAAAATCAAAATCACCACTCCCATCACTTGGCTTAACACATAGTGCTTCACCATTGTTATACGCGGTTGGTGTTAATATAATTGATGCTTTATCTAAAAGGTTGCTCATTATTGTATATTTTCTAATTCATCTAAAGTTGCAGTTGTACAAGTAACATTCTCGTAGTATGTTGCCCTTGCTTGTAAGGTTAAAAGTAATGCTGGTACTGCACTACACCCAGCGTATTCTTTGTAGACTAAACCCCAATTTACAGAGTTATCACAAACACCTCTACCCCACCAACTTTTAAAATATATTTCGTTTGCCATTACTTCTTGTTTTTTTTCTTTTTAAGAAATACCTTTAATTTCTCAATGTTCTTTGCCTTTGGTTTGTAGATCATAACTTGTTACTAAAGTACCCATCCATTAAACGTAGCTTCATAACTCGGATAAATATCATCATTCACGTTATTTGTGTACTCTGGATATGTAGCTTGGTTAAAACTCATAAAGTCTATAAAACGTCTTGAATACCATTCTGCATTTGTTCTTGCTTTTTCAACTAAAAAATCAACCTCGTTTTTATCTACAGTTTGTGCATTTTCAGATGTGTGTTTATATACACCACCGTTTTTAATTTGGTAAGCAGCGAATGGAATGTAGTTTGCTTGTGCATACCAGATCAACATTTCAACAATAAAATCGTCTAATATAGTTTTCCATCTTGCATTTGCTGGTAAATCAATTCCAGCAACAATAGCATCAGTTAAACCCGTATACATATTTGTACCTATGATTTGTTGTATGTCTATCTGTTGTGCGATCTTGATAAACTGTATGAATTTATCAGTATCTACATTTCCATCAATGATAGAGTTCCTTACTAAATCTGTTCTATTTATAAATAATACTGTTGCCATATTTTTCTAGTTTGGGTACGCTCCTCTGTTTTTCATATCAATAGGTGCTTCTGCTGCATCTTTATATTCACTTCCTTTTGGTTGGTATGAGTTTGGTATTGTATCAACTTCTTTACCTTTAGAGATGTATTTCTCTGTTTCACTTTTCATTCTATACAATTCTTCTTGCCAGAAATGTCCACAGTAAATACCGCCCTTAAACTTAAATAAAGAATAGTTTTGTCCTTTATGACCAAAGTTATTATTTACACCTTGAAATGATGCATTATCAATATCTTCTTTTCTATACACAACACCCTTACTAGTTCTTGACATCATTGTTTTGCAGAAATCCCTACTATTAGCAGATGACTTTCTTTCTTGGTATGTGTATCTGATCTTGTAAAATGATTTATCTAACTTACTTTCTTCATTAGGTTTTGATTTAATAAAATCAGCAAACTTTTGTATTCTAGATAGCTTCTTTTTTATCTTTGAATTTGCCCATTCTTCAACATCTGAATTTTTATCTGAAACCTCTCTTACATCTACAAGTTCATAATCATCACCTATAGTTTCATATTTAAGGTTTTCTAAAATAGCATCAGCCATTTCATCTGTAAGTTCGTTTTTATCACTTGACATTTCAACACCAGTTTCTTCTTCAATAGTTTCTTTGTCTTGAAGTGTTTGGTCTACCTCTGTAAATTCTAGTGGTTGTAACGTTGTAAAGTATAGGTTTAAGCTGATTTCATTGTAAGCTAGTATATTATCAAAGCTATCTATTAAAAGTTCTTGAAACGGTCTTATAACGGTGTTATCCATTAACAAAGATGCAGTCTTTATTTCTTCTGCATTGTTACCTAGTCCACTACCATCTTTTATACCTAATAACATTGGTGATACGATCCTATGGGCAACCATTATTTTTGATGTGCTTTCTTCACTCAAGAATTGGTACTGATTGTGTGCATCACTTAATTGTACTGGTGTAATTTCTGCTTGACTTTCTTTATTGTCGTTAAAAGCTAAAATGAATTTACCAGCGTTACTTGTCCCAGAAAACTTCTGTGCAATTTTCGTTTCTATTAATTGTCTTTCTTGTTGGTTAGGAGTACCGTTGTTAAAATTAATTAACATCGATGGGCTTAAACCATTCATAATGTTGTTTAGGTGGTAGTTAGATACTTCTTCTTCAAGTTCTGCATACTGCAAACCACCTTGATAGTCTACTGGTGAGTAGTAATAAAAACCACTCTTGTATGGTTTGATGTAGTATATCTCAATTTCTTCATTAGACATACCAAAGGCTGGTATTCTTAAAGGTTCATCAGTCTTTTTGATGTTTGCCCAATCATTAAAATAGTAATAAGCTGGTACATTTCCATCTTCATCACATTTTTCTGCTCTTAATGTTTCAATAGGCATATGTTCTAGTTGAACAATCTTGCTTCTATCCTTTGAGTAGATAACTTGTATTGCAGCTTGTCCCATAAGTTTAAGATCATAACAAGCCCTACGTACAACATCTTTCCTAAACAAAGAAATCATCTGTGCATACTCATTAGGTTTTCTGTTGCTATCTGTAGCATTTAAACCTTTTCCATAAATAGCTTGTGAGATACCATTTATAGCAGCATTGTTTGTTGGTGAACCATTATATCTATCAATAAGGAATTGAAAATAATTATTATCTGCACCATATTCAATCCAATCAGCACCATTAACTTCTTTAACCTCTGGTGATGTGTATGTACTTAAATTTACAAAGCCAAACTCTGATACTTTTGTTTTGCTAAATTGTCCTTTTTCGTTTCTTTTTCTCATATTACAATATAGTCATTATTGAAACCATCGTATTCTGTATATTGGTCTTTATTTACTTTATAGAAATAATTGTTATCTGCATCAATTTCTGCTTTTTGTGCAGTACAGAAAATCCTATCCTTATATATTACATTTGTTTTTGCTACATCTGAATATATTGTTAAATCATAAAAATGCCCCTCAACTAAATTTGAATAGGTATCATTATATACATTGTAGGTATCGTTTACAATTTCAATATTACCAACACCAGCAACTCTAGGTACTAATGTATAATCAACAGTTACATTTGTGCTATCATCTCTAATAGTCATATATGCACTTGATACATAATCTCTAGGTATTATAGTAAATTGATTTGTGGCAGTTGTGTTAAATAATATCATTACTTATATAACGTATAAAAAATAGTAATTTGTAAAAACAAAAAAAAAGCACCCGATTAAGGATGCTTCTAATTTAAAATAAATATTAATTATGCAGTTGGGTCTACTTGTGCTGCATCTCCAGTTACTGCTGCTGCAAGAAAGTAAGGTGCAGTTTCTTCCATACCCTCAAAGGTAAGTGTAAACCCACTTAAATCACCCGCTGCTGCGCCAGTTACTACCGTTCCACCAGTACACTCCATACCATTTTCAAAGCCACATAAGAAACTATTTCCATAGTAATCTTCTACTACTACGTATGGTCTTGCTACTGCAAGTGTTTGTAGTTCTTGTTGCGTTAAAGCATCTAAATAAGTAAGTGTAAGGTTTAAAGTTTGAGTATAAAATGTCGTTCCATTCTCTCTAGACGAAGTCACACTTGTCTCTAAAGATGAATTTCCTTTTACATCATATTCATACCAAGTTGGTGTTCCCGTAAATGTTGCTTCACCAGTTGGTGCATCTACTGTAATTGCAGTAATGTCACCATAATCAGCAAAGAATACTTTTTTAATGCCACCAAAAGCACTTTTACAAGGTAGTTTTCTACCCGTTGTTAATGTACAAGCCATTGTTTTTATGTTTTATAAAAAAAGGGTGAGCAGATTACCTACCCACCCCTTTTATAGATTAATTAATTTATTATGCGTATTCTACTAAATCAGAAGCTATCCCGAATTGTACTGCACTTGTGAATTTCATTATCATTCTCACATTGTCAGATCCATCAAGATTTGCCATATCTAATACTTTTACTTCTTGTGTTGAGTTTAGTAACCCAGTTCCAAAGTATAAGTTAGAACGTTGTGCAGCATACATTTTGTCATCAGACATTCCTGGACATACAAAGATTTTTACACCATTCACCGTTAGGCTTCCGTTGTTCCACCATTGTGTTCCCATATTGTTTACACCATTCGCTCCTAAACCATTTGCTCCAAAACCACCTAGTGCTTGTACATATAGTTTAGCTGCTTTAGTTCCTACATAGATAAATAAATCTTCTTTACCGTATAATGCACCTGGTATTGCATCAACTACTTTAGAAAGTTCATCAATAATGTTTGCAGATGTTAGTGCTACACCAGTTACTTGTTGTGCTGCTGGAATATCTCCCGCAGTTGCTGCTGCTGCAATTAGTTTTTCAAACCCATCAAAAGAGTTATTAGAAGCTGCTGCAGTATCTCCTTGCCAGATACAAAACTCTGTGTTCTGTGCTACTTCTGATGCAACGTGTGCAATCATAAAGTCAGAGAATTTTGGAGGTAATGTTTGACCTAAACCATATCCCATAGACTGGCTCTCCCAATCGTCCACAAACGATTTTTTGCAAAATTGGAGGTTTACCCCCAACTCAACTGGCTCAATTATTCTTTCAGTAAGTGTAACTGTAGATGTTGGATCAAAGTCACAAGATGCTGGTTGAACCAAAGCATTTGTAGCTAGTTTTTTGATTACTTCTTTAAAAGCGATGTTTGCCTTTACTGTTAAACCACCATCATCAATAGTTGATGCAGATAACAAAGCTGCTGCGATATACTCACCAGCAAACTCACCAGCATATGTAGTAGTGATGTTAGTTGTAGTTGCTAAATTTACGTTTCTTTTTTTCATTTTATTTATTTAATTTGTTTAATACTCTATCTAAAGTTGTGTTGAATTGACCTTTGGCAAATTGCATTTGTTTTCTTTGTGCTGATTTTGCTTCTGGGTTGTGTCTAATTGGTTTTCTTGATGCAGAAAGTTCTTCTTTCTTTTCTTCTTCTTTCTTTTCTTCTTCTTTCACATCCATATCTGAAAATTTCTTTTTCAGCATTTCAATTTCTTCTTTTACTTCTTCAATTACTGGAGCAATAACCTCAACTACTGCTTCAACAATAGCTTCAACCTCTTGTACTACTTCTTCTGGTACTTCAGTTTCAATTACTTCTTCAAGATCTTCTGTTGCTGGTACTTCATCAGATACTTCTTTTACATCTGCAATGATACCTTCTTCAGATACAACCACTAATCTACCATCTTCAAGGATATACTCCCCAACTGGCATTGCTACTTTCTCATCATCTGTGACAATGAATATTTCGCTTCCTTTTTCAAATGCTTCAGCACTTACTACAGTACCGTTTTCCAACTTCATTTCTTCAAGTTTAACCTCGATGTTTAGAAGTGTTCTAATTTGATTTAACATTTTTGTTTTTTCCATACTATTTATATAACGATTATTAATTTACTTTTTGCATTTTCAGTCTGTTCGTGTTATTACTCCTATACCTTGTGCTTGAATAGAACCATCACAACATTCTATTGAATATGTGTTTTTATCCCAACATAAACAAGCACGACCACCCCCAGTAGGTGATGTTCTACTAGGAATGAAAGTTTTATTTTTGTTGTTTCTTTGCATTTAGTTTATCCAATTTGAAAGTTCTCTTTTTTGATCTTCAAATCTTTTTTGTAAATCTTCTACATAAGATATTTGGTCAAAATGTTCTTGCCAGTCTGGATATACTTCTGATGCAGATAAACCTAATTCTTCTGCTTTTTCTTTTATCTCATTTAATAAATCTAAATCTCTATCTAAATCACCTTTTGTGATAAATGCTTCTGAATTATTAAAATAAACATCTCTTAATGGTCTATAACTTTCAAGAAATTCTGAATATTTTTCATCAAACCATTCATCTACTGAATATGATAGTCTTGATACTTCATCTTGTAACCCCTCTAAATTGTCATATGCAAAATTGTCAATTAAACCTAGTGCTACTTTGTGTGCTTTAAGGTTTACTTTTTGGTTTGGTAGTTTGCTATAAACTTTTTCTAATCTACTTTTCATAATTTACTTTTGTGTTATTATTGTTTTTATTTGGTTTAATAATTGTGCAGCCATTTGTTCTTCTATAGCTTCTTTTGGTGCTTCCATTTTATCTGCAAAGTAACCTTCGATAGAAAAACCTTTTACTTTGTTTGTTTTTACATACTCATTCCAAACATCTTCATTGTTTACTTTTACACTTCCCATCCAAGTACCTACTGGTACATCTAAACCATACAATGCAGTCTTGTCTTTTGCTTTATCTTCTACTATCCAGCTTTCAACTAATGTTAAACCATTCAAGGCTTGTGCGTGTTCTAGTGTTGATCTACTTTGGTTTCCATTCTGTAAGAACATTTGAGATGCTTTTACAATAGTATCTTTTGAAAAGAATATGTAATACTCACCCTCTGAACCATTTCTGTAAATAGGCTTGTCTGGTATTAATAAAGCACCCATTAGTATCTTCTTTTCTTTGTCTACTTCTGCTAACTTTATCTCTTGGTTCTTTAATGCAACAAAGTCACTTTCAATGGCTGGGCTTTCTACGATAGAAATCGCTTCTACTCCAGCATCCAAATCTTCTTCATCTAAAATAAGTTCTATTATCCTCATAAATATATAACGTGTTTAGTTTTTAATTTTGCATTTAGATACTTGCACCCTCAATAATGTTTCTATCCATTTCTTGTGCAGTTGTTACATCATTAGATACAACGTATGCCCTTGCTGGTCTTTGTGTTTGACTACCTATT